CAACAAATATAGATGTTCCCCCTGCATTGACACGAACATCAAAAGGACTTGGAACAACAACATCAGAAAGAACAGGATTGTTCAAAGTTGCAGTCCACATAGATCGTGCCGCTATGGGAGGTTGAGGATTATATCCTACTAACTTTGCAAGCCTAAATGCATTTTCTAGTTCTGTGACTGTGTCTATGAATATTTCATTTGCTATCTGATCCATTTTGAAAGACAATGTATCTGCCAAAAAAGACCAGTTTTCAATCATCATGATGCCCAACGACGATTCAACAAAGTCTGCAAAGTCATTGCTGAACTTTTGTCTTACGAATTCGATAAGACGAGTTTTCATGCTCCAAAAATCTTGATTTGTATAATTCAAGTTGAAAATACTTGGAGTTGTTATAAGTTGAGATTGCGTATATGGTGTAATATCAAAAGGACAATTATTGTTTGTAGCCATTTTTCTCCTTATGATAATGGTACTTGTAATATTAGTTGTTGCACATCTTTTATATTTTGAGGATCAACAAAAATAATTTTTACCATTATTATGTGTTCTCTTTGTGTGCCATCATCATCTGGATTCAATGATGCATCATCAGGGCCAGAAGTTACTTCTATATTTTGAACTACTATCCTTGGCTCCCATGTGGCTATAGATTGAGAAATAACTTTTTGAACCTCTTCTCTTAAAAAATTATCATTTTGTTCAAAAAGCAGTCTTTTCAATGGAGTGCCAAACTCTGGCAACATTACTCTTTCACCGGGATTAGTTAGCAATAAACATAGTAAATCAGATTTGATTTGGTCTGTGCCTTGTTGTGAATACCAATATCCTCTTGGATTTTTTCTTGTCGGATAAGGTATGCCACCAAATAGATTAGCCATAATTATGCCTCTTGTGGCGGTTCCTTATAAAATGGTTTCAAATTGAATATGCTCAATACAGAAGCTGCTGGACTTGCACTAGCAAAAACACGATCACTAGCTGCTATACCACCATTCTTCAAAACCAGAACAGGTAGAATGCAAGGGCCGGGGTCTTGATCGACATCTGGTGGTGGAGGACAATCCTCGCCAGCGCCCAAAATGATTTTATCTTTCGCCAAAAACAAATGAGAAGTTTCTGTTATATTTATGTATGCATCCTTTGTATAAACAAGTTTAAGGTTTGTTACATATTCAACCATATTTCCCACATAATCATCATTTCCTACAACTGTTATATGATTGATATTTGTTGTGCAAAGATAATTCCCAGCAACACGCAAAAACACAAGTCCCGGCAAATCTGCTGGTGCCTCTTGAAACCTCATTATATGTGGGCCTTGTGCATTTCCTGTCATAGGACTGAAAATTTGTATGCTTTGTCTTTCCGCTGTTTGTTGGTTTGAGTCATCATTAAAACTCATCTCAAGTCCATAGCCACTCCTTATTTTCACAAATGCTTTTTTGGCTTTTGCTACTGGCACACCACCATTTGTTCTACAAGGGCCACATTGCTCATTTCCTTCATCACACATTTGTATTCTATGATTGCTTGTGCTAATGATTTCTATGCCCCTACTTGGCCCAGCTATGTTAGGAGGACATTCTTTGCAATTAGGTTGAGATTCAGTATGGTCATTTAATTGTATTGAGTTGCCACTTGCAGATTTGATCTTTATGTAATTATCAGGGCCACGAATGCCTCCCTCTCCATCTTTTCTTCCCTCTATATCGCTCATTTCTATGTAATGGCCAGTAGCTGATACCCAATATGTTCTTCCAACAAACTTATTGTTACAACCAAAGTCGAATTCACGATCCCACTTTGGATCGCCACTTGGCTCTTCAACACTATCGTCCATCACAAATGAATGACCAGAAATAGATTGTATTTGTATACCACTTTGCGGAAGATCAATACTATTGTTTTGTGGAGTTCCTGATCCACGATAGGGGCGACATTCTTGTTTGTGCTTAAAGTATGGATTAGAGCCAATTTGTGTTTTATAATGTTTTGATTTAGGATTAGGAGTTCTTGGATGCCCTCCAATAATTTTCCTGTTACTTTCTTTTTCATCGCAAGAAGTTTCTTCTAGCTTTTTTCCTTGTTCTGGTGTTAGGTCAGTTACATTTGCAGCGGCAAAATCTTTTTGTGCGCTCTCAACCGTTTCTTTTGGTAGCCAAGTGCCTCCACTACCATTTTTGCCACCACTAGAATCAAAAGGAATTGTAAAAGTGTCTGGGCCTGTGACCCTGATATTATAAAAACCATCTACTGGAGGTATACTTGTTGTGTCTCTGAGATATATAAGCTGTCCATCAGTCAGACCATGCCTTGGCGCAACTATTGTTGTAGGGTCTCCTACAATTACTTCTTTTGCTTTTTTAGCGTTGCTTGCAGTAGCGGCATTCTGCCCCAAACCACTACGATACCTGTCTATCTGGTTTTGGTTGTATGCATCCTCTACACAACTTGTTTCTCCCTCCTTGACTACACCTCCACATTCTGGATGCGCCCATTGTCCCGCATAGTGCAAATGATCATCTTTCAACATGATCCAGTTTCCACAACTGGACATGATTTCAAATCTTTTCCACTTCCTATTGCATTTTGGGTCTCCATCCACCATTTTTATCATGTGTTTTTCAGGAGTTTTAAAGCCATATATGTGTGGATATGTTATAAGTCTTTGAGCCTCTGGATTTTGACTGAAATCAACTCCTGATGTCAAATCAAAACCATTGTAATTTTCAGTATTCCATGGAGGTAAAACCTGAGAGCCATCATCAGGGCCAACCAAATAGCCTCTTCTAGTTCCTTCCCAAATTTTATAATATTCATTGATGTTGAAGCCCCATGTATGTCTTCCATCTGGGCCTCTGCTTCTATGCCAAGTTGTACCTATGTAATAGGGAGAACTTCTGCTTCCATTTTCAAACAAAATACAAACTGTTGATCCTGCTGGTGGAACCCAAGTCATGCCACAATCATCAAATCCTCCCATATTGCTGATTGCATGCGCCCAAGGCAACTCTTGTATTTTCATGTTCGGCAAATGAAATAGTGGAGAATAGAACCTGATTCTATTCTGTTTCCATATATCAATTGTATCAATACATAAAGCAGTATATAAACCATATTGCATTTGTGATTGATCAACAACTGTTGAGTTTTGCACTATTTCAGAACGAACAGCATCCCTAACATCAAATCTCATTCCTCCCATCTGGCTTTCAATGGTTGCAATTCTATCTTTTAATGAATCAATTTCTTTTGATGTAACTATTCCCATAAATCCTCAAAATCAAAAAGTATCATCATCATCTATTGGTAATTCTGAAAGGCTTCCGCAACCATCTCCACCATAACCAGAATCCATAGGCAAATCCAGATTTGGGGCAGGCAACCTCAAACTTAAAGTAGTTGTGAATGTTCCATTTGAAATATTATGTGCAACTCCCACAATGATATATTTTTTATTGCTTAAAATTGTGCTACAATTAGATGTTTGAAGCCATACTGGCCCCTTGATGTTTTTGTCTGAACTGTTGGCTATGAAAAAAGGGTTTATAAAAACTATTGAAACAGATTTGGCAACAAGAGTAGCACCATTTGTGTAAAAAGGATCACCAAGAATTTTTAATTCTGCTGTTAATCCAGTTCCTGCACCTGCACCTGTAAGTCCACCATTGCTTGTTTGTTGGGTTTTTAGATTTGCTATGGTTGCATCATTTGCTTCTTCTGCTTGATCCTCAGGAGGGCGAAAGTTCCAAACATGTTGCTCTATAACAGGGCTTGTTTGTGAGCCAACTTTTTCAACATCCTGAGGGTCAAGTGTTGGCTGAGTGCTTCCAGATGCACCTCCTGCTGTTCCTCCTCTTCCCGGTATTGATCCCATAGGCCAATTGATTGATGGATTGAATTCAATGACAGGCGAACATCCTCCTCCATTCACCACATATGTTGCAACACAAGTGTCACAACAATTCTCTTTGCCTTGAGGATTTACAGGGTCTTCTTGTATGATCATGACATTTTTATTGCTGTCATAGACCATTAAAAGCCCTCTTCCGTTTACTGATGTAAAGCTCATCAGCCATTGCCTGCAAACTGCCAAGGCATTCATTTGATTCGTTGGCCACACAGACTTAGGCCCATCTTTGCCACCATCAGATTTTTTGAATTCCAGATCATCAGTTACTGTTTCATCATCTACTGAGTCCGAACTTCTAAAATAAACATCAGAATAACCAACATCTCTTCTTGTAAGCAAATTTGTTATTGCTTCTTTCAGGTCAGCAGGAGCATCCTCGTCTCCCTCGCTTCTTGTTATGGCAACATCTTGAACTTCAGGTGGTGTAAGCTTTACTTTTAAAACAACATTTCCATTTGAAAAACTTGTTTCACATTCTTTTAATAGAAGCCTAATTATTTGACCATATGGATTTCCAGCCGAATACAACCTTGGTATTCCTGTTCCTCCTTGCTCTATTGGTTTGGTTATAAGCCATCCATAGTCAATGCTAACAGTCTTTATTTCATCTGCTCTAGTATCAACTTTTTTATTCAAATTTCTTATGATGTCCTTATATAGTGCTCCTCCATTATCAACTATTTCCATCTCTACTCCAGCACCAGTACCTCCACTTAAGCCATATGAAAATGATTTTATTGCCGCCAAGTTAGCTGATGGCGATGAGTTGTTTCCTACACTCAACAATACTGCTTTATTGACTGTTCCTCCAAAAGCCATGGCAACATATGGAGTGAATATAAGACCCGGCTCTGGTGCCTCTAGTGGCTTACAAGCAAAATATTTTATACAATCTGGATTAACACTACATGGATTTTGTGGTAATGCCATATTTATCCTAAAACTGCATGAGGTATTCTGAGGTTAAGTCCTGCCTTGAATTCAAAAATATCCTTTATGTTGTTTGCTTCCATTATCTTCCACCAAAAGTCAACTGTTCCATAAGCTGTCAAAGAAACCAAGTCGGGCCTGTATTCCTTGCCGGGCGTAACAACATAATAACGATCAGAGGATGATGGTGGTATGGGAGATTTTTTATAAATGGGATATGTTAAAAGTTTGTTTTCAGTATAGTAAATGACTGGACTTTCAGCATATCTGCTTGAAACTGGAACAAACCTCAAGGCACTTATTCTTGTGTTCTGTGTGTAATTTGCCATGGTAAAACCTATCTGTCCTGAAGTATTTTTGTGGCGTTTGGTAAAAATGTCTGATCGTATACAACATCAAATTGCATATCAATGTCGAACTTGTAAGGCAAAAATGTTTCTTCGTGCCAAGGTACACTTGTGTCAAATTTTAGTTGATAATTTTTTAAGACAGCATTTACTGGCCCTTGTTTTGATAAAAGGTGTCCACATTGCAATCTGCAAATAGGAGGTGGTGCATAAGGTGCCCCTCCCAAGTTTGCGCTTCTTCCATCAAAAGGATATGTTGCTGCCTGTACTGCCCTGATGTATCTCCAAAAAACATCTACATCTCCCTCTTTTGTTATCATAAAGTGGGCAGTCCATCCTACTGTTCTATTATCAGATTGGCTGTATGTTTTGAATGGTGTTGCCCTTCCTATTGCCGATTCATCTCCATAAGCTGCACTCTTTGAATCTGAAATGTCTGGAAGAGACTGCATTTGAAGTTTTTCTTTGAAATTAGGCCCAATTATTTCAATATAACAACTGCTTAAATTAGCAGTATTCATTTCACCATTCGGTAATGATCCAATTATCATATCTTAATCCTTAGTTCTTTATTGGGCCAAGGTTTGTTATTTGTTTGGCTGGGCCTTGTCCTGCCATTCCTGTTGTTGGTCTGTAATATTTCGGGCTTTTGCCTTGTACTCTGTTGAGTTGTGTGTTGGGAGCATCAACTCCTGAAGAACCACTTTCCGATGGTTTATTGACCATATCAATGAATTTCTTGAATAGTTCAACCAATTCTTCCTGCAATTCTGTTTGTCTAGTAGATGCTGATGAAATGTCTTCCAATTCCTTGGATGCTATCTTGTTGGTTGTAGGCTCATCAGATGCTTTTCTGGCAGCAACTCTTGACTGAACAGTTGCTCCTGTTGACATTGCTGGTATTGTTGCAGGCGTTGGTGTTTCTTTTGCGCTACCAAACAGCAAATCACTAATTCCCCTTCCCGCCATGGCAACTCCCTTGCCAGCTAATCCTCCGAGAGATGCTCCCAACATAGTTCCAACAGGCCCGGCAAGTGTTCCCATTGCACCGCCCAATCCACCTCCAATCATCATGGCCATAGTGTCATCAGGAGCTTTAGGAGGCGCAGCAACTCCACCATCCATCTTGTTTGCTAGTTGTAATAGTTTATCAACTGGTATATTTTCCAATGCCTTTGAGTCTATGCCGATTTCACCTATGTTTGCACTTGTTTCTGCAATTGCGTTCATGACTCTTTCTGTTTCAGAAAGAACTTGAACAAGACCATCAAGCCTGTCAACAACACTTTGTAATTCATCTGTTGTAGGGAAGTATTTCAGTATTGGATTTATAATTCCGTTTATAAGAGTTCCAGACATATCCATGAACACTTTTTGGAAAACTCTCTGGTCTATTCTTCCAAATATTGCTTCAAAAACAGTTATCTTCTCAGTAAATCTAGTGAAAACTTCATTCATGTAATTCATTACACTTTCAGCGGAGCCTATTATTTCTCCCATGAAATCAAGTTTTTCCAAAACTATTTCTAGCTCTTTTGGTTCTGGCATTTGCATGACGGGCATTATAATGCCATAGTAGATTAATTTTGCCATTCTATAGAAAGCATCAGCAAACAATTTTTCATTAGCTGCTGGATTACTCAATAATGCCCAGAAGTATCCTACTTTCTTTATAAATCGGTTTGTTACTTGGGACATAGCGTCCATGACTCTTTCAGAAAACAATATGATTTTTTCTGTTAATTGCAGTTTTTCCATAGTAATTTGTAATTCTTCAGGCTCTGGGAAATTCTCCATCGGATAAATGATGCCATACCTTATAAGATTTGATATTCTATAAAATGTTTCTGCAAAAAACTTTTCATTCGCAATTGTATTGCCTAATA